TGTTTATATGGTTTGATCTCGATAATCATCTTTTTAATTTTACCACTAGATTCTTTAACTTTGATATAAAAGTCTGGAAAGTATCTGTGATATCTATTATCTACTGGAGAACGATATGGAACGACGATTTCTTCACTTGAATATTCTAAAATATTTTTATTTGTATCACAGTAATGAAGAAATTTTCTTTCCCAACTACTTCTATAAACAATATTATTCACATCTCCTTTATATTTTTCTGGATTTGATGGTTTATATTTACCTTGTAGATATTCTTTCTTAGGCATTTTTCCATCCCCTATGAGTCTTATTTCTTCCGGCAACAAGTTGATGTAAGCACCCAATACTTAAATTATTATCTCTGGCAAATTTGGTAAGATTTTTTATTTTTACTGTTTCTCCATTGGGGTTTATTAATGTATATTCTTTACTGTTTCTTTCCGATATTTGCTCTTTTTGTTTTTTAGAAAGTTTTCTTCCTTTCGCAGGATTTTCGTTATTTTTGAGCCATTCTTTCATTCTGGTGCTTTGTTTTAACTTTGTTTCTTCTGAATGTGTTTTTCCCCACATAGGATTTAATTCACCAAACCGAGCACTTTGATACATTCCATTTTTTTCTCCAAAATTTGCTCTCGTCATTCTCAATTTTTCATCTTTGCATAGTTCTAATGTTTTTTCTCTTAATATTTTTTTAGTTTCTTCTGTGTGCTTTTTTCCATAAAAACCATTTTTTACTCCATCACAACCACTATTAGATTCAATTTCATATGATTCTGTAATTACCTCAATATCAGAATCTATTCCAAGCACCATATTAAGATTTTTTGTATCCCAAGTGTATTTTTTTCTCATACTGAAGAACTTAATATTCTATATTATTTATATTTTCCCTTATATGACATCTAAATACTTAATAATGTAAGACTCGTATAAGGTATTTAGAGTGGGTAATTCTCTTGTACAAAAAATTAATATGAGCAGAGCTAGAGAATTGGTAGGAAATCTAGCTCAGACGAATTATTATCTTGTAAATATTCCGATCAAAAAGGAATTGAAAACACATTATGAACAGAATTATCCCGGTGAGGATCTTTCTAATATTGATTTGTTTGCTAGTACCAAATTAGGTTTTCTTTGTTCCGAAGCAACATTACCAACATCTTCTTACGCCACTGCGGAAGTCAAAGATAATTTTATGGGCATACCCCAAGAGTTTGCTCATACTCGTCTTTATACTGATATTGATCTAACATTTTATGTTGATGCCGATTATTCAATATTGAGATTTTTTGAAGGGTGGATGGATTATATTGCTGGTGGCAATAGTCCTACATTGGGTGAGCCAGCCGCTGCAACTGATCTTGGAAGAAATATTTACAGAAGATTTAATTTTCCAGATTTTTATAAAGTTGATAAGATGACCATTTCTAAATTTGAAAGAGATTTTAAAAGGGAATTAACTTATACTTTCGTTAATGCCTTTCCCAAAGGTATTACATCAATGTCTGTTTCTTATGGTTCTGCAGACTTATTAAAAGTAACAATAACTTTTAATTTTGACAGATATGTTGTGAGCAGAGACTTCACAAAAGAATTTGATATGGAAATCAGAAACAAAGCTCTTTCAACTACAGAACCATTTAAAGATCCAAGAATACCTGGCACAATAATTTATCCAATAATTCAAGATCCAAACGAAGGATTGGCGTAATAAATAATCACAACTGAAGTTCTATAGGTTATTATGCCTTTACCAAAAATTAATACTCCAACATATGAGTTGGAATTGCCCTCGACTGGAAAGAAAATTAGATATAGACCATTTCTAGTTCGGGAAGAAAAGATTCTAATCATGGCACTGGAATCTGAGAACATGAAGCAGATCACAGATGCCGTAGTTCAAATTCTATCAGATTGTATTCTTACAAAAACCGTAAAAGTTTCTGAACTTTCTACTTTTGATATTGAATATTTGTTTCTCAATGTTCGTGCCAAGTCCGTTGGTGAAACTGTAGAAGTAAACATAACATGTCCAGATGATGGTGAAACCACTGTTCAAATGGAGATTGATATTGATTCAATCAAAGTTCAAAAAAATAAGGATCACAAGAATATTATCAAACTCGATGATAATCTCTCGATGAAACTTAAGTATCCTTCTCTGGAACAGTTTGTTGAGAATAATTTTGAAACCAGTGATGATGTAAGTGATGTCAATAAGTCTTTAAGCATGATCACATCTTGTATTGATATGATCTATGATTCTGAAGAAAGTTGGAGTGCATCTGATTGTACTAAAAAGGAACTTGAAGAATTCCTTGAGCAATTAAACACAAAACAGTTTAAAGAAATTGAAACTTTCTTTACGACAATGCCAAAGTTGTCCCATACAATCACTGTAAAAAATCCAAATACGAAAATCGAATCTGAGGTTGTTCTGGAGGGTCTTGCAAGTTTTTTCAGTTGAGTATGGCTCATACTAATCTTGAGTCATACTACAAGGTTAATTTTGCCCTGATGCAGCACCATAAATATTCATTGACAGAGCTTGAAAATATGATTCCCTGGGAAAGGGAAGTCTATATTACATTATTAGAACAATATGTCGAAGAAGAAAATCTAAAGGCTCAACAGCAGAGTGGACATTAATCAAATCTACAAAGCACCATCAATACCAAAATTAAGTAAGAGGAATATATCTTCTTCGGTGCTTCGTGCGTCTTCTGCTGTTTCATCTTCTCATCCCATTACACCAAGGCTCAGAACTTCTAGATTTAGTTTTATAAAACCTAAGGTTGGGTTACAAGAAAAACTAGAGTCTCTAAAACCAATAGAGACATTAAACGCAGAAAAAATATTTCAAAAGAAAGAAGATAGAGAAACAGAAACATATAAAGCACTTGTAGAAACGAATCGAATTCTTGTAGAAATACAGAAGCAACTTGCTCTTGATTTTGCAATGCGAATTGCAGAGGAAAAAGAGTCTGTTAAAAAAATAAAAGCAGCAGAATCAAAAAGAAAATTTACCGCAAAGGAAAGTGCGGTTGAAGGTGTAAAGAAAATTGGAAGCATTGGAAAAAACATTGTTGATAAAGTTACAGCACCAGTTAAAAGTGTCTTTGATAAGATAAAAGAATTTTTTGGTTTAATATTGACTGGAATAGTTTATAATACAGCATTTAATTGGTTACAAGATCCTAATAATAAAAAGTTACTGGATGATATATTCTATTGGATAGGTAAGGCATTTGTTCCTGCCGTAATTACAATTATTGGATTTAAAGTTTTTAAATGGGTAAGAAGACTTTTTCTTCTTGGTAAATTCTTATGGAAATTACCAGGTCGAATGTTATCTTTTATGAGTCGCATGGGAAACTTCATGCGAACTGGCAGATTTACACCGACACCTACTTCTGCTGGAGGAACTCGTGGAGGATTGTTTAGAACCGGTGAATCTGCCAGAAGAGGAATAACCACACAAGCAGGTAACTTAAGAGGATCTGATCGTTATTTTGGTGCAGGAAAACCTGGATTGATGGAGATGAACCGTGAGTTTGGTGGTGGACCTGTTCAACAATATACAAGATCAAAAACACTACTTGGTAAGTCTTTACAGTTTGTTGAAGTTGGAGCTAAAAAACTTGGTAGAAATCTTCTAGGTGCTTTTGGTGTTGGATTTGGGAAAAAAACTTTGACTAATTCAATATTAAAGTTTATAAGACCATTTTTAAAGAGAATTCCTCTTGTTGGAGCACTCATCGATTTTGGTCTTTCTGTTGCCCTTGGTGAAGATCCAGGAAGAGCAGCATTTGGTGCAATTGGTGCGGCACTTCTTGGTGCAATAGGAACTTTTATTGGTGGTCCCGTTGGAACATTATTAGGTGGTCTTGCTGGAGATTGGGCAGGAGGAGCACTTTACGATCTATTTTTCCGTAATCAAACTGTTGGTAATGTCGGATCCTCAACTCCTCAACAACCACCAGCAACACCACAACAACAAAAAAATTTACAGACATATAGAAATGCACCACGAGCACAAAATTTACCTTATACACCAGTATCCACACAAGGATTTGCACCTGGTGCAAAACCAGCAATAACAATTCCTGGTAAAAAAAATGGAGGAACAATTCATGCCGCAAATGGTATGACAGTTCCTGGCATTGGATCTGGACTTATAGATACAATTCCCGCAATGCTTGCTGTTGGTGAGGAAGTCATTAGAGCAAGTGAGGCTATGCGGTGGAGACCTCTCTTGAAAGACATTAATGATAAGGGTGGGGCATTATGGACATTATTCTCACAAGCAGTATCAAAACTCCTTGGAGTTACTGATAATCAAAAAAATGTTTCTCAAGAATTTTCTAAAGTCATTGAAGATTTTGACAAATATTTAAAAGATGATATTCTCAAAAAGAAAACTTCTAAACCTCAACCAGGTGGTGGAGGATCTAGAATATCTTCAATGGCACCCCAACCATCAATTGCTCCAGCACCAAGAATTACAAATATTAGTATGAATGTATCTGGTGGATCTGGTGGCATGACGTTCTTACCAATGGTTCTGCCCAAACAATCTTCTAAACCACCACAAATACCACAAATGCAAGGAAAAGCAACTGATGTTCCTGTTATATCTCCTATAAACTTTGCAAATCCATATATGGAACTTACACCAGAATTGTATAACATTCAAATGATGTATGGATAAGATATGGAAAAAGAAGTAAAAAAATTAAAACTAAACGTTACGAATATCAAAAGTTACTTAATTAACTCAAACAAAGAGTTGAAGAAACTCAGAGTTCAAAAAACTGATTTATTTAATAAGATTGGAAAACAAAGAGAATTAAGAGAAAAAGAAAGTCGTTTAGAAAAACCAAATCTTGGTATTGGTTCTGGATTTTCTAGAGTTGTGGGTGCCGTCACTGCACCTGTAAGAAGTATCTTTGATCAAATTCTTGATTTTTTTGGACTAATTGCACTAGGAATTCTTGTTCAAAATCTTCCCAAAATTATAGCAAAAATTGAAGAATTTTTTAATAGTGATTTCATTAAAACTGTTGGAAGCATTTTAAGCACGATAGGAACTGGACTTCAAAAACTTGGAGAACTAATTGGAATTATTCCAAAACAAAAGCAGAATGAGATTGATCAAGATTTAAAATCAATTGAAAGAGAAGTTGATGATGGATTAAAATCTTCTGATCAAGCAGATAGAGATACTAGAAAATTAGAACAGCAATTAAATGGACTGGATAGTGAACCAAAACAAGAAGCACCAACTCCAGAACCTGCTCCCCAATTGATGGCGCCTGGATCAATGTATCCAGTTCAACCACAACAACAAACACCATCAATAACACCACCTACAACTACTACACCTAGAAGTGCATCTCCAGCACCTCAAAAGTTTTCAAAAGGTGGAACAGTTCAATCCACGAATGATCAACAAACAAAACCTGCTTATAACCCTGGAAAGAGTGGTCCATTGAAAAGAGCAGAGAGAAATATGGGTAATGGATTTACCGATTTTTCCTCAGCAGTTAATAATATTAGTCAATCAGTCGAACAAGATGAAAAAAATATGATGGCATTTGCCGAAATGTCAAAGCATTTTAGAGAGTGGAGTTCCTTGACTGGTAAGGCAAGTGGTGCTCCTGGTTCCCCTGGTCCTGGACCCGGTCCTGATCCTGGTACAGATCCCGGTTCTCCTGGGCAAGAATTTCCCTACGAATCACCAACTGGAGATGCAACTATTGAATTTTACGGAGGACAAGGTAGAGATGCAAGTGGTGAACCAGGAGTAGATTTTAGTTTTAAAGATTATAAAAATAACTACTCCTTATTTGCTGGAGAAGTTATAGACACACCCGTATATAGTGGATATGGGCAAAGTTTAAGAATTAGAAGTAAAGATCCTGCAACAGGAAAAATGTTTGATGCCCTGTATGCACATTTTCCACCAGGTGGTGTTAAGGTAAGAGTTGGAGATAAAGTATCTCCTGGTCAATTTTTAGGTCCTGTTGGTTGGGATCATAAAAATAATAGACCGATTCGTGGTGCTGGAAATATGACGGGACCACATACGAGTGTGGACTTTTTTGAGCCAGGAACACTAACACGATATTCAAATGCAAGTGGAGTTGTAAGTTCAGTTATTAAGAGAAAAGGAAAACCTCCTACAGGAACACAGGCATCAAAAATAAAACCAGCACAAGTAATACCAGCACCGAAAGGAATAAAACTTGAACCAGTTTCCCAAGATCCAATCAGTTCTGGTGCTTCAAAATTATTAGATGCATTACAAAGACCTGGAGGTGGTGGAGATAGAAGATTAAATAGATCAAGTAGTAGTGGAAATCAATCACTCTTCATTTATGCCGTACAACCAGTAGAAACTTTTGTACCTTTCCCTTATCCTGTACCAATGCAACAAACGGCAAGTTCTACACCATCCAGAGCAAAGTTACCATCAATATGGAGAGCATAAGATAAATGGCAAACGCAGCACAGGCATCTGCATACGAACTATTTCAAATCAGTAAAAATGGTAAAGTCGTAGACATTACTGGTCAGGATCCCTATGGTGCGAGAACAACAAGTTTTGATTATTATGAAAGTATCTTATCACCAAATATCACGGCAGTTTTGAGTGTGATGGATATTGGTGGAACAACATCTTATAATCAAGATTATGACAGACAATCTAGAACTGGTACATTAAGTTCGGCACTCCCACTTACAGGTGATGCAAACGTTTCTTTTAAGATTCGATCTAAATTAGGAACTCTTAATTTTACTAGAAAACCTTTGTTGTTTGATAAGCAATTAAATCCAGATCAGCAATCAAACCGTGAAGCAATTATGATGAATTTAGTTTCATCTGCTGCAAAGTCGAGTGGTGAAAGTACAGTATCTAAAAATTATACAGGAAACATCGGAAATTCTGTTCAACAACTTGTAAAGGAATATTTGCCAGGTTATAATCTTACGGTAGATCGAGTCAGCAATTCTTATTCGTTTGGTGGATATAGTGAAAGAGTATTTGATTTAATTTGTAGATTGTTATGCCCAAGATCAGTTCCTGCAAAAGGGAATCCTGGATACTTTTTTTACGAGACTCAAGATGGACTTAATTTTAGATCGATTGATAGTTTGATTTCTCAATCTCCGGTTGCAGAATATTTTAGAACTGATGTTTTAAGATCTGGTGTTGAAACCGATGAAAATGACTTTAAGATTGCACTGAAATCTGATATTAAGAGAGGGGATCTCGTTACTGGACTAGTTGCCGGTGTTTATCAAAGTAAAAATTTTTTCTGGAATCCGCAAACATTCAAATATGAAGAAGAAATTTTCAAACTTGATAATCTTGATGTATCTCTTGGAAAAAATATAGAAATTCCAACAGTGGCTTCTCCATCAAAATTTCATTTTCATTTTAAAGACATTGGAGTTCTAAGTCCATCTGTCAAGGCAGATATAAACAATGATCCCAAAAATTGGCAGGCAAAATCGACAATGAGATATAATTCCTTATTCTCACAAATAATTCAGATTCAAGTTCCATGCAATCCAAATCTGAGAGCAGGTAATGTAATTAAATGCAATTTTGAAGTCATTACACAAAACAATAAAGTTCAGGGTGTTGCGGATCCAGTTAATAGTGGTCATTATTTAATTGCAAATTTATGCCATCATTTCGATCCGTTGAGATCTTTTACTTCAATGACATTGGTTCGAGATTCTTATGGTCTATATACCAATAAAAATAAGAAATGACAAGTAATCTAGGATATTCTAAGATTAATGAGTTTTTCATTGCTCAGGTTGCTCCTGGACAAAATCAATATCTTAAGGGAGCAAAATGGGAAGAGGCTCATGGTGATCGAGTCAAAATAAGAATTCCTGGTAAACATCCGAGCACTAGTGAAATACCTGATGAAAGATTACCCTGGGCAGTTGTTGCAAAACCAACATCTCACGGAAATCGAAATGGTGGATCTTGTGGTATATGGGGTGGAGAATGGGTGATGTGTTGTTGGTTGGATGAAGCAAAACAGATTCCCGCAATTGTGCAAGTTTTTGGAAATAATATATCAGAATTTGATATAAGATCCTCTAAGAATGGTACAACAGAATTTAAAAGGGTGGATCGATTTAACAATGGGTTAGAAGCTGCTAATACGCAAGTTGTCGGAAGTTCCAAAAAACCAACTGGTCCCGCAGTTCCAACAAAAGAAGAAGTTAAAGATGCTACTACCGATCCTCAAACAGGAGTTGCTAATGAATTTGGTCAAGGGATTGCAGATATCACTGGTGATTGGAAAGGTGGTAGAGATGAGATAACAAAGACAGATTATGAAAAAATTATAAACAGTAACGATCCCAGAGTAACTGATGGTGTTAAATCAGATGCCGCAGCAGCTGCTCTCAAATCTGGTGTTATTGATCAAAGTCAGTGGTTGAAAGTTACCGAGGGTCTATAAATATCAGCACGAGGATGTAAATTAGAGAATGGCAGAAACCAGAGGAGTTGCTGAATTTAAAAAAAATGGAAATAACTATCTGGTTGTAAAAAGTCCAGAGGGATATACTGTATTTTCAGAAGTATCTGACAATGATTATAATTATGCCAGATCAATAGACCCACTAGTCGCAAACGAATATGGTGGGCAAAAATATATCACTCTTGGTCTTTATGATCTTCAACAAAATAGATTTCGTGCAGTTTCTGATTTTGACTCAAAATTATTTAAAAGTTCAGATAAGGCGGAAGCATTTAGGAGTGCGTTTAATAGCAAAATACTTACAGTTATAAACACACCAATTAGTGAAATAGAAAAACAAAATTTTGAAACGGTTGAAGCTTTACCAAGCAATTCAAAATCTACTCAACAACAGTCAACAACAGAAGCACCAAGCAATCCAGATCTAACTACAGAAAGTTCTTCTACTCCAATTAGACTTCCTGATGATGCATACCCCTCAACTGATGCATTTAAGTCAATTACCGATCCCAAAGTTTTAAACAACATCAAAGATGCGAACATAAAGGTTCTAAATGAATTAAATGAAAAAGGTGAAGCATCTTGGACAGAAGAAGAAAGAAATTTATTTCAGGCAGCAACTACAAATGCTCTTGCCGTTGCAGGAAGACTTGCAGAATTAGATAAAGAAGAATGTAAAACTAGACAGACTGATAAGGGTTGGGTATATAAAGATCCAAAAAAATGTGAGGAATATTTAAACACTGTCGCATATGCAGAAGCAAGGGCTACTTATAGCAAAGAAATACCTCTACCAGATCCTTGTGGAACAGGAACATTGGCAGAAATTAATACTGCCCTTTTAAGTTTCTTTAAAACTCTTAAAAAGATTAAAAAATACGGACAACTTTATGTTAACGGTGCAATCAATAAAGTTGGACAGATTAGCAACCTAATTCGAAATGTTGGAAGTATTATAGCATCAATTCTAAAGATACTTATTCAACGACTGAGAAATTACTTAATTGGAAAAATAAGAGCAGGTATCAATGATTTAATTGATTTACTCTTACCAACAATTGGAAAAGTACTCAAAAATACAATTGTACAAAAAATTGTCGATACTATTTTTTGTAAA